TTGAAGAAGCTATTGGTGTTGCCAACGAGGTCAGAGGATTCTGGGCCAAGCTCTTCGGAGCCAAAGCAAAGCCTGTGGCGCAAGCGACGCGAAAAAAGGAAAAGTATGTAGCGGTTGACGAAACCAAAATCATGGCCGATGTCGTTAAGCAGCTCACGGAATTTTTTAAACTTCAAGAACAACTTGCCGCGCACATAAGGGAAGAGGAAGAGAAGAGCCAGACAGTCTACGACCCCAACGCCAACCTGATGGAAGCCGCGCTTAATCGTGTGATGGCGCTAGACCAGATGGCCAAGCTTGAGGTCACAATCAGGGAAACCATGGTGTACCAAAGCCCGCCCGAAATGGGCGCGCTGTACAGCAAGGTGTTTGAAATGCGCGACGTCATATCAGAGGAACAGGAAAAGGCTAGACTCAAAGAGGAGGCAAAGAAGAGGCAAGACGCATGGCTACACAGGCAAGAGGAAAGAAACCTGCAAGCAAAACTGGGGGCAATAGCGGCGACTTCTATATTCCTCCTCTACCTGTGGTCGTGGCTCCTGTTCGTCAGTCAGTGGGGGAAGAAATAATGGGTTGGATCGCCGCATGTGTGTTGGTCGCCCTGCTTTTGCCCATTGGGGCCATGCTGTATCTGGACATCCTAGAAGCCAAACACGAAGTCAAACAGCAAATGGAAAAGGTTGAACGGTTAAGACGAGAAGTTGAAAGGGAACGACGTGAAAAGAAGCCTAGCGATACTATTTCTGATAACCCTGTATTTGATCGGGTGCGAAGACCGTTTTCGTTACCCTTGCCAAAACCCGACAAACTGGAATAACCCAGAATGCAAACCCCCGATCTGTACTGCCACTGGCACTTGCCCAGAACAGCTTATCAAACCTGAACAGGAGAAAAAGTGATGCCTACTGTTGCCTACAAAACAAACAACCGCCTGACCGCCGAAGAAATTGAAGTGCGCGTCTGGGCTTTTGTCATCATCATTTTGGTGACCATTCTGCTTGGCGCCATGGTGGCGTTCCTGTACTCGGTGACCTACGTCACCCAGCCAATGGCAGGCATGGCCCCCATCGACAAAATCTACACCCAGCAGATTAGCACCATCATGGTGTTCATTACTGGCGTTCTGGGTGGCGTGGCTGGCCGATCAGGTATCAAGGCTGTGGCCACCGCCATATCCAAGTCCGAGGCCAATGACAACGACAAACCATGAAGGGTTTACTCTCTGGATTGATTGCCCTGCTGCTGACTTTCGGTGGCGGGTATTTCTACGGCAAGTATGTTGAGAGAGAAATCCAACAGGCTGAGGTGGACAAGCTCAACACCGAGGCCCGTGCCAAAGAACAGGCTCTAGCCACTGCCGTAACCACCACCGCTGATGCACTGAGGAAGACAAATGAAAAAGCCAAACAAGCTACACAACAGCGCGATGCTGCTATTGATTCTGGTGCTCTCAGGCTGCGCCTCAAAACGACCTGCCCCGTACCAACCGCCGCAGATCCCAGCCCTGCCGCCGGAGATAGTGGAGGAGCGCCATCAGCCGAGCTTGACCGAGAGACTGCTAAAGCTCTTGTCGCCATAGCCGAAGAAGGCGACCGCGCCATTCAAAAACTCAACGCTTGCATCACCCTTTACAACAACGCTAGGAGCGCCCAATGAACTTGTCCCCCAACTTCTCATTGCATGAACTGACCAAATCTGAAACCGCTTTGCGCTTGGACTTGGACAACACGCCTGACGAACAAGCCACAGAGAACCTGCGCCTGCTGTGCGAAAAGGTGTTGCAGCCTGTGCGTGACCACTTCGGCAAGGGAGTCAAGGTGAACTCCGCCTACCGCAGCCCTGAATCAAATGCCGCTGTTGGCGGGTCAAAAACCTCAGACCATTGCAAGGGCATGGCGGCTGACATTGAGATCCCAGGTGTAGCCAATGCTGACTTAGCGCAGTGGATCATGGACAACCTTGACTACACCCAGCTCATTCTGGAGTTTTACACGCCAGGCATTCCTGACAGCGGCTGGGTGCACGTGTCGTATGACCCTGCCAACCTGAAGAAGCAAGAGCTGACCGCCACCAAGGTGGCGGGCAAGACTACATACCTCAACGGGTTGGTTGCTTAACCTCGGCCTCAAGCTCACGCAAGTCCATCGCGACGTCGGCCACGCCGTGCCAGTCGCACCGCGCGATCATCACGTGGAGGTACTCGATCAAAATTGCGCGTTGTGTTTCGTAGTCACTGTAGTCGGTCATTTCAGGCTCCTGATGTAAATTGCAAAACTATCGACGGTGTCCTTGCCAAACACCGTCATCTTTTGAACGTGCTGCGCTATCTCTTCAATAACTTGGTCACGGTAGGGGTTCAGCGATTCTTTGCGCGGTTGTTCTATCTCGTTAGCTTTCTCATCCATTGTTCAGCTCCCTGTACGCCTTGATGGCGTCTTTCAAGTCTTGCTCCAACTGCTGAATGCGCTCATCTTGTTCCCGCAGCTTCTCGTCGGCTTCCTTGGCAAACTTTACCAAGTTCTCACGGCTCCACGTGTCAAACACTTTTCTTCTCCTGGATGCTCTTGGTTAACTGTTGGCGCAACCACTTGGGCCCACCCAGTTTCTTCCACTCTTCGTAGTGCGCTGGGATCAAGCGCACCCCGATGTTTTTGGCCACGCTTGTCAGTTCACTTTTTGGTCTTGGCACTTGTGTTGCTCCCCTACTACTCGGTTTAAAAAAAGCATCTTGCATTCTGTACATCTCCACAAGTCACCTGAGACGACTATGGTTTGCTTCTCTGCGTGTTGCCCACGGACGCGCCCAAAGAATGTTCTGATCTTCTCAAGCATTTTGGTTCTCCCATCTTCTGCACAGGTCTTTCACGGTCTGGCTCTTGCGCTTGCCCTTGCAAACGTTGCTGATTGACTTCTGTTTGGCCTTGGCTTGCAACTGCGCGGGAGTCAGAGGCTTTGGTGGGTCAGCAGGCAACAAGCCAGCCACGCCCAGCCAGCCGCACACAGCGGCGACAAGTAGTCGGTCAAAGATCATTCTTCCCCCTCGTGTTCTTTAAGTCTGCGCTGTAGCCGCCCGATGCGCTCGACGTTGTACGTGACAATAGACGCTGCGTACTCGACTGCCGACTCGGCCTCCAGCTTCTTAATAATCGCCTCGCGCAGTTCCTTGGCAATGATCTCGTTGATCGTCTTTGGCTTAATCAACTCTTTGATGTACTTGAGTGTTGATTCGCGCCAGCTCATGTGTTGCGTTCCTTCAATTTGGCTTCAATGGCGTTGGCAAATGTCAAATATTGCATTGAATCAACTTGCTTGTGCGTTTCAAAGATTTCCTCATCAGTCAGCCCTACCCATGTGCGCTGTGGTGGGGTGGTGTCAACCCAGCTATTGCAAAGTGTCTGCGTAACAACCCTGCCATCTTTAAACCAAGTCCTGATTGCGGTAATTCCAACGACAGGCTCTTGCCCAAGCCTCTGCACTTCACGCATGGCGTTTTCTCGCAAGGCTTCAATCACATCGTCAACAAGCAAGCACAATGGGTCGATACGATCAAGTCCAAGGCAACTGATCTGAAGCCGTCTAATCAATGCTTTGTGTGTCATGGTCGTCTGGCCTCTTGTAGTAGTTCAATACGCTCTCTGGATGCCCGCAGCATGGTGTAGCGTTGGTGCAGACGCTCCAGCACCACCACACGCTTGGCGTTGGTTCGCTCATGGGTCAGCATGTCCAACACCTTCTGCTCGTCAAAGGTCTTGAGGTCATTGTTTAGTTTTCGCCAAGTGAGTTGCAATTTTGTCCTCCAGTTGTTTAATCATTTCCATGTTCTTGCTCAACTTACGCCATGCGGCGTTGAAGTCGCGCTGGTAAATCTTGCGGATAGATTTCTCCGCCTTCAGTTGGGTCTTCCACTTAAGTAATCTCATTTCAAAGCCTCCATTGCAATATCCGACACAGCGCGCTTGTCGTGTAGCGCGCCCCAAATCTTTTCATCCACAGTCTTGTTGGCCATCATCACGTAGACCCAGACGTCGTGGCGCTGGCCTGATCGGTGCAGACGCCCGACGGTCTGCTCGTACAGTTCCAGCGACCAAGGCAAGGACAAGAAAACGAT